ATCAACGACCCCGCAGACAGCACTCAACCCAGCGAACAAAGGGACCAAAGGGTCGCACCCTACGCTGTCGGAGATCTCCTGCGCCCGTGTTTGTAGGATCATAGGCCAGACGCTCATGTCCATGTCAGGCGGTGGCGGGCGCAGCCCCTGGAGCACGTCCACGGGGGCCATGGGCGGCACGTCTACTTTGCTGAACAACTGAGTCGCATCGGGCATAGGCCGCTGCCACCCGTGTTGCTTGGCGATGTGAAAGAGCGTGCCCAGCTTGACCGCGGTGGCCTTGTCGGGCTTGAAGCTGACCCACTGCGTCACGATGCCGCGCTCGCCGGGGTACTTGGATGCCGACTGAGCAGACCACTCGTTCCACAGTTGCAGCGCCTGCTCAACCTGATCAGTCTGGGTTCCCGCCCAGTGCAGCGCCATGCCCACGTTGATCCACTCCTCCCGAGAGCAGTCGGCAGGGATCGCCTCGAGCGCCTGCCTGATCTCCTCCCACGAGGCGTCCACCTGCTCGCCCGTGGCGATGGTGCGCTCCTTGTCCTGAGCCAGCAGGTCTTGCCAGATGTCCAGCAGTTGCTGGGGGATCAGCGGCAGCCGCGTCCAGTGGCCGTTACCGGCCCAGTGATAGGGCTGCCGGGTGTCGGGATGGATGCTCGGGGGCAGCACGTCCTGCACTGTCAGGCCGTTGGCCGTGGCGCAGCGTAGCTCGTAGGCGGTCTGGCCGTTGATGACGATCTTCTTCGAAGGCAGCGCCAGCCCGAAGGGCATCGTGTAGAGCAGCTTGCCGTGACCCGGGCGCCCACTGTTTATAACCACAGCATCGGGGGCGCTGTAGAGCGCCTGAAGATCGATGCCTTGGGCCACCGTGGCGTCCCAGTTGTCGATGTCGAAGGCCATCGTGCCGCTGTAAGCGTGAGCCAAGCCGATCCCGTAGCCCTGGGACAGTTCGGTCTGATCCTTCAGGCACCGCTCACGGCGGTTCCAGCCCACGGCAGCCGCACCCGTTGGCCCCTTGGTGCCTGGGGGGATTGGCACAAGGGACCAGCCGTGTCTGATGTACGCATCGACGGATGCGGGATGTTGTTGCACGGAGTTAACTGCTGTCATACACTGTGCCCGTTGGTGATTGCAGTTGCCAACAGTCTCCTCAGTAGACCCGCTTGAGCGCCCCGGCTAACCCCCGGGGCGTTTCTTTTTCTGTTCATCCGATCTGCTCCAAAAATTTTCGCTTGACCTGTTGCACATCGTACCGCAACCGTGATACGATTGCAAGACGCAACGGAGATTTTTTCAAATGCCCGCACCTAAATCCTTTGACACGCACATGACCTTGAGAGTCACGCACCGTGTCCGCACCGCGTTCAACCGCAAGGCAGAGCGATACGGGAAACCGTCCGACGTCTTGCGTGAACTCATCGAGGCTTTTCTTGATGATCGACTTGTAATCCAACCCAACCCCCGTAAGGAGTCACTGTATGTCCCTCGAATCCAAGATTGAAGCCCTCACCGCCGCCGTCGTTGCCCTGACCGCGAAGCTGGAATCCACGAATGTAGCGCCAGCGGCACCTGTGGTAAACCCCAATACCGTCACAATCTCTGCCGCATCTGCACCGGCTCCCGCACCTGCTCCTGTGGCTGCACCGGCTCCCGTGATGCCTGCACCTCCTTTGTTCGTGGCGCCCGTCCCTGCTGCACCCGCGGCCACTGGTGGCGCACCGTTCAGCGACCCGAAGGGGCTGATTGACTACGTCATGTCGTCCTACAAGGCGCTTGGTCCTCAGAAGGGCGCCGAGATTCAGAAAGTGCTTACTAACTTGGGTTACGGCAACATTAACGATGTCAAGCCCGAGCACTACGGCGCCCTGTTTGCTGGTGTTGAGGCACTGAAATGAGCACCGAGACTGGTGGCCCGGCGTTTCCCACCGAGCGGGCAATGCCTGAGCAGCGGTCTGGCATGACCCTGCGCGATTACTTCGCGGCCAAAGCGATGCAGGCAATGGTTCCACTGGAAGGTGTCAAACCACAAATCGCCGCTTCTATTGCGTACACATTTGCCGATGCCATGCTGAAAGCGAGGGAATCATGACGATCAATCAAAACGCTGTGTACAAAATGCCAACCGCCGAACTCCGGTTCGTTAAACAGTACACCTACATTGAAAAGTCGTTTGAAAAAGTCATACCCGGTCCAGTTAAATTGATTCTTCAGCAAAAATGGATCGACCCGACAGACCCTGACGATTTTCAATGGCGTGTTGTACCAACAGTCGAGGTGGCCGAATGAGCACCCACGCCAACCTGTCCCCGAGCAAGCGCCACCGCTGGGCGCTGTGTCCGGGCAGCGTGCGCGAGGAGGCCAAGTTCCCCGATGAGCGCACCAGCGAGGCTGCCATCGACGGCACCCACAGCCACACGCTCCTCGAGCACTGCCTGAGCGAAGGCGTGGAGCCGGAGTCCATGATCGGCCAGGCCATGAGTGACGACGATGGTGTATTCACGGTTGACGCCGAGCGGGCCAAGCGAGTCAAGGTCGCCACGGACTACGTCAAGCAGCGCATCGGTGAGCAGTTCGGCATGTGCGAGGTGTTGCCCGAGACCCGGGTTGACCCGCAATACCTGATCGGTCGTGACGACATGAGCGGCACCGTGGACATCCAAATCCGCGGCACCGAGGTGCTCGAGATCATCGACTACAAGGACGGCATGGGCGTCGTGGAGGCCGAGGGTAACCACCAGCTCGAACTCTATGCTCTGGGCTGCCTGGCTGGCCTGAAGCTGCCAATCAACGGCAACTACCCGTGGAAGCGGATCCGCATGACCATCGTCCAGCCCAAGCTGGCGCTCAAGGGCATGCATCCGATCACATCGCACGAGGTGCCGACCCAGGCAATCCTTGATATCATCGGGCAAGTGGCGGTTGAAGGGCAGCGATGCGATGACCCCAACGCACCGCTCATCCCGGGTGAGAGTCAATGTAAGTTTTGCCGCGCCAAAGGCTCCTGCGCCGCGCTGGCAAGTAACGTAATGAAGGAGGTGGGAATCATGTTCCAGCCCGCAGTAAGCAGCCCGCTCGATGTCGCGCAGCAAAGCGCAGACAAAGACCCCGCGACCATGGACGATCAGCAGATCCGTCAGATCATGGAAGCCGCTCCCCTGATGCGTCAACTCCTCGAGGCTGTGGAGAAGGAAGCCTTGCGCCGCATGGAGGCAGGTCAGTCCATCCCCGGCCTTAAGCTGGTCAATGGCCGCGGCTCCCGTGCCTGGGCGCTGCCAGAGGAGCAGATGGCCGAGAAGCTCATCAAGATGGGCATCCCCAAGGGCGCGATCTATGAGACCAAGCTGGTCACCCCCGCCAAGGCTGAAAAGCTAACGTGGGAAAAGCGTGACGGCACCAAGATGCAACTGTCCGACCGGCAACTCAAGACGATGGACCAAGAGTACGTCGTCAAAATGGCCGGTAAGCTGACTGTTGTCCCTGAGTCTGACAGCCGCCCCGCTGTCATCACAAACGCTGCGCCAATGTTCAGCGCAGTCGAGGCAGCACCTGCTGCCGAATCCCTGCCCTCGTGGCTAACTTAAACCTGGAGTAACTGTAATGTCCGACATCATTTTCCTGAGCAACGTCCGTCTGTCTTTCCCGCACCTGGCGGAGCCGCAGCGGCAGATCAACGAGCAAACCGGCAAGGAGCGCGTGAGCTACAACTGTGAGTTCATCATGCCCCAGGACCACCCTGGCTTCCAGCAGTTCATGCAGAAGTACGGCGCCATGGCGATGGAGAAGTGGAAAGAGCACGCCAACACGGTCATACAGATGATCCAGGGCGACCGCAAGATCCGCTGCTATGGCCGCGGCGAGGAGAAGGTCAACAAGAAGACCTTCCAGCCCTACGACGGCTACGCCGGTCATGTGTTCATCACCGCAGGCCGCGACAGCCAGCCCCAGATGATCCAGGCTGACGGTCAACCCATCGACCCGACCAACACCATGGCCTACCAGCAGCTTGCCCGCAAGATGTACGGCGGCTGCCGAGTCAACGCTGCTGTCAAGCCCTGGCTGCAAGAAAACAAGCATGGCCGCGGCATCCGCTGCGACCTGATCGCTGTTCAGTTTGCCGGTGACGACAAGCCGTTTGGTGAGGGTGCGGTCGATGCGTCGAACCTGTTCGGCGCCGTGGCTCAGGCTCCTGCTGGCATGTTCGGCGCCACTGTTGCCCCTGCGCCAGCGATGCCCCTGCCGCCCTTCATGATGAGCCAGTAATGACCCGGGGGCTTCGGCCCCCGCTCTTGAGTAACCGTAATGAGTAACGACTATGTGTACGACATCGAAACCTACCCCAACGTCTTCACGCTGGCGGTGGAGCATACAGAAGCGCCGCTATGCTGGTCTTTTGAAATTAGCGACTGGCGCAACGACTCCCGTGAGATCGTCGCGTTTCTCCAGTATCTCAAGGATACGAATGCCCGGATGGTCGGGTTCAATAACCTGGGGTTCGACTACCCCGTCTTGCATACGCTGATTCGCATGGGGCACAGCGATGCCAACACCCTGTACCAGAAGGCCCAGGCCATCATCAACTCGCAGGACGAGGATGACGGCAAGTGGGCGCACCAGGTCAACCCGTCTGACCGCTTCGTGCCGCAGATTGATCTGTACAAGATTCACCACTTCGACAACAAGGCACGCGCCACGAGTCTGAAGGTATTGGAGTTCAACATGCGTAGCGACAACATCGAAGATCTGCCGTTCAAGGTGGGTACCACGCTGACGCAGGACCAGGTGCCGGTGCTCAAGAAGTACAACCGGCACGACGTGGCGCAGACCAAGGCGTTCTACAAGCACACGTTCGACATGCTCAAGTTCCGTGAGGAACTGACGCACAAGTACAACCGCGACTTCATCAACCACAACGACACGAAGATCGGCAAGGACTACTTCGTGATGAAGCTCGAGGAGGCCGGGGTCGCCTGCTACGACTACAGCGACAAGGGCCGCACGCCTCGGCAGACCCGGCGTCCAGTGATCCACCTGCGCGAGGCTATCCTGCCTTGGATTGAGTTCCAGCAGCCTGAGTTCACCCGAGTGCTAGGCTGGCTCAAGGCCCAGTCAATCACCGAAACCAAGGGGGTGTTCACGGATTTGACCGCGGTGGTCGGAGGCTTTACCTTTGTCTTCGGCCTCGGAGGCATCCACGGCTCCATCGAGTCGGAGGTCGTCGAGTCCGATGATGAGCACGTCATCGTGGACCTCGATGTCACCTCGTACTACCCGAACCTGGCAATCACCAACGGGTTCTATCCGGCGCACTTGGGCAAGACATTTGTCACGATCTACAAGCACCTGTTCGAGCAGCGCAAGCAGTACCCCAAGAAGTCCGCTGAGTCGGCCATGCTCAAGCTGGCGCTCAACGGCGTCTACGGTGACAGCAACAACCAGTTCAGCGTGTTCTACGACCCGCTGTTCACCATGAGCATCACGCTCAACGGGCAACTGCTGCTGTGCTTGCTGGCCGAGGGGTTGATGACGATCCCCGGGCTGCGGCTGATTCAGGTGAACACCGACGGCCTGACCGTGCGGGTGCCGCGGCAAAGCAAGTGGCTGCTCGATCTGGCTCGCGCCGCCTGGCAGACGCGCACTGGGCTAAACCTCGAGGAGGCGATCTACCGGCGCATGTTCATCCGCGACGTGAACAACTACATCGCGGTCTACGACAACGGCGGCACCAAGCGCAAGGGCGCCTATGAGTGGAACGCCCTGTGGCACCAGAATGCGGGCGGCCTGGTGATCCCCAAGGTGGCCGAGAAGGTGCTGGTCGAGGGCGCCCCGATTCGGCAGACCGTAGAGCAGTGGCCCGACATCATGGACTTCATGCTGCGCACCAAGGTGCCTAGGAGCAGCCACCTCGGCCTGGAGCACGACGGTGTGACCACGCAGTTGCAGAACATCACGCGGTACTACATCGCTGTAGGAGGTGGCCGACTGTTCAAGTGGATGCCGCCTCTCAAGGGCAAGGCCGAGTGGCGCAAGATTGGCGTCGAGAGCGGCTGGGGTGTCCAGCCTTGCAACGACATCAAGGATGCTGGCAAGCTGCCGGTTGACTTTGACTATTACGTTCGAGAAGTGGAGAAGCTATGTCTGGGGCTGGCGTGAATCGGTTTGAAACCTGGGATCGCGCGACGCTGGCTCAGTTTGCCCATGAGTGCAACGAGCGGATCAAGCAGCAGGATCAGGAGATTGAGGGGCTGCGCGAAGACCTTCGCACGGCCATCGACGCATACAGAGAACTGGTGGTAAAGCATGCTGGAAAAACAGATTGAGGCCAAGGTTTGCGACTACGCCAAGGAGCGCGGAGTGCTGGTATACAAGTTCACCAGCCCCAACCGCATGGCGGTGCCCGACCGTCTGTTCATCCGACCCGACGGACGCATGTGGTTCTGCGAGTTCAAGCGCGAGGGACTGAAACCCACGCCTGCCCAGGAGCGCGAGCATCACCGGCTGCGCCAGTACAAGGTGCCGGTGTTTGTGATTGACAACGTGGACGAGGGCAAGGTGATGGTTGACACCATGCTGATGGGGGTTTGAGATGGACGCTGATCAGTTTTACGAAAAATTCAAAGACGCTATTGTGTGGTTCGGTCTTGGCTGGAACGAAAAACATCTTATTCGTGTTCGCATCTCTGGCAACCAACTCTGCTTTGAGCACGGCGGCACGGAAATTCGCATGACCATTCCGGTAATGTATGCTGACACCTGACCTGCTCCACGGCTACCAGCAAAAGGCCGTTAACTTCCAATGCACCCACCCAGCCTCGATGCTGTGGCTGGACATGGGCCTGGGCAAGACGGTCATTACGCTCACCACTATGGCGCACCTGCTGCGCACGGGCTTCCTGCGGGGCGTGATCATCGTGGCTCCGATCCGCGTCATTCGGCTGGTCTGGCGGCAGGAGGCGGTGAAGTGGGAGCACATCAAGCATCTCAAGTTCAGCATGGTCACCGGCACCAAGGATCAGCGCACCCGGGCGCTGCTGCGGCCTGCTGACGTGTACCTGATCAACTACGAGAACCTGGGCTGGCTGGCCGAGACGCTCCAGACCTACTTCGTTAAGAAGAATCGTCCTATGCCGTTCAACGGCATCGTCTGGGATGAGATCAGCAAGATGAAGAACTCGAGCACCAACCGAGTCAAGGCGTTTCGCAAGATCGCCGATCAGTTCGACTGGAGCACGGGTCTGACTGGCACCCCGGCGTCCAACGGCTACAAAGATCTCCACGGCCAGTTCCTCGTGGTGGACAAGGGTGAGCGCCTGGGCACCAGCAAGACGGCCTTTCGCACCCGGTTTTACCGCAAGGTGGGGCCGTACAAAGAGGTGCCTTACGACGACACCGAGGACACGATCAAGAAGCTCATCGGAGACATTACCCTCGAGATGTCAGCGGAGGACTACAACCCGCTGCCTGACCTCATGGTCAACAACATCGAAATCGAGATGCCCAACGATCTGCGGGCCAAGTACGACAAGATGGAGCGCGAGTTCTTTTTGCAACTCGACAGCGGCAAAGAGGTCGAGGTGTTCAACCAGGCGGCGCTGACCAACAAGTGCCTCCAGTTCGCCAACGGCGCCGTGTACCCGATTGCCGGGATGCCGCTGTGGGAGCCGGTGCATGACCTCAAGCTCGAGGCGCTCGAGGAGATCATTGACGAGGCTCAGGGTAGCCCAATCCTGTGCGCCTACGCCTACCGCTCAGACGCCCAGCGGATTATGGAGCGGTTTGAGGCGCTGGACCCGATCAACCTGACCGAGTGCAAGAGCGAGGCGGCACTGAACAACGCGATGTACCGGTGGAAGAACGGCGACTGCCAACTGATGATCGGCCACCCGGCATCGATGGGCCATGGAATTGATGGCCTTCAGGCTAACGGCCACATCCTCGTCTGGTACGGCCTCAACTGGAGCCTGGACCTGTACGAGCAGTTCAACGCCCGGGTTCGTAGGCAAGGCCAAGGAGCGCCTGTCATCTGCCACCGCATCCTGATGCAGGACACGCTGGATCAGGCGCAGGCGATAGCCTTGGATGAGAAAGCCACAACGCAAGCAGGGCTTCGCAACGCCGTCAAACAGTACCGCTTGACAAAGGGTGCATGACTTGTGGTACGATGTGTCACACCAACCAAAGGAGTAACTGTAATGCTGAAAGACACTGTTGAGTTTGTGAAGTCGCTGTACAAGGTGCCCAGTGCCGAGGCGCTGGCGCTCAAGGAGTTGGAAGACTCCAAGCGCAGGCTACTTGAGACGCAGTCGGCGCGGGAATATGCGACTTCGATGTGCAACTATTACGAAGCCAAGATCAAGCGCCTGACGGCTTACTTGCACACCGCAACGGAAGACAAATGAAATGCCCGGTATGCGGAACATGGACGGTGGTTCTCGAGACCAGGGGCAACCGGCGACGGAGGGAGTGTGCGAACCTGCACAGGTTCGTTACCCAAGAAAGCGTCGTGAAAATTGGCCCTTTAAATTCTACGAAGAAAACGGCAAAATCTACCAAAACACCGTCCCCCGGCGATCCAAGCCGGACTTGACGGATGCTGAGGAGGCGCCGTTTTGAACTGCTGCGACTATGATTGCAATCAGGGACGCAACTGCCCCGTGCGCTCATTTCGCCTTGCGGCTGTAGAACAGTGTGCGGTCACCAAACAGGTAGAAACCCACGGCCGCAGCAAAGTTGTCGACTGTCTCGCTCGACTGGCCCTGAAGTTTCAGCGTCGCCCAAGTGCCCAGCACGATGGCCGCAACGGCCGGGCGCATGAGCCGGACGGCGGCCTCGACCCACGGATATGAGGGGTTAGCCCCGCCAGCCTCGTTCATCGCCTTGAACATCTCCAGATCGAACTGGCGCATCTTGACGTACTCATCCACGTTGACGGGCTTGTAGCCGTCGGTCTGGATAAAGCGTCCGATTAGGGATTTCCCTAAATCGACAGCCAGAGGGCCAAGGGCAGCGAGGATGGTCAGCGGGTCCATACGTCCTCCTATGACAACTCAAAATGCGGCGCGTCAATGAAGGGTCGCTGGCCCATCTTACGGCGGGCGTCGATGTAGTACATCATCGCTGATTCCATGGTGCCGCTCCAGTGCCGAATGTCAGGCACGTTCCACGCCGCGCCCCAGCGCAGTCCTACATTGACCTCCAATGCAGCAGCTTTCATGGCATCGGCGATGTCGTCGTACAGGTTCAACTCCCACGAGATGCGACCGCCGAGGAAAGCCACCAGATCAACGGCCCGGCCTGCTACATGCTGACCGCCCTCCTTGACCTGGCTGGCGCCTTTGGCGAACAACTCGCGCTGGCGCTCGGGTGTGCGCAGCCCCTCGGTGACCGCGAAGTCAACCTTGGTCAACTCGATGGCGCGCTTGACAACACGCACCAGATCAGGGTTTACCCCATCCAGCCGCGCCAACGAGCGGGCACTGAGTTTGAACGTCATTTGTCCACTTTACCGTCGAGCTTGTCAAAAATGCGCCCGAGCATCTCTCGGATGTCTTTGAGGTCGTTGCGGTAGTCATCGCGGGCCACGTAGTGCGTCGGCAAATTGCGCACATCATGGTCGAGACGGTCAATGGCATGGTAGATGCGGTTAAGTGTCCAGCCCCCGAAGAACCCTGCGACGGCCACAGCAATGTTGAAAAGTACCTGGT